GCACAGCCTCTAATTGAATTAGAAAAAGCACTAACCCAAGCGGGTATAGTTCCCCGCTCCTTCGTAGATTACAATCGTAATTTCTTGATTGGACGAGCATATGCTCTTAATGATGGAGTCGCTAATCTCAATAATAAGACCAATCAGTTACAGCTATTATTTAATGAAAAAGATGCTGCTGGTGTTGATCTCGCCCCAACTCATAATAAACTCCTCTACTGCTTTATGTTCCACCTTCGTAGAATTAGCATCAAGGGTGATTCAGTTATGGTTACACTCTAAATTCTCAATATGTCAATTTTAGACATATCGTCTAAAATAAGTCTCAATAAAAATAATCTTGGGATGTCAATTTTATGTCATATGTCAATTTTAGACATATTAGTATTCTCTATCAATCTTTTTTTATTTTTTATTTAATATTTATTTTATGTATAGTAATATATAAAATGAGTGTTTCACGTAAGTATCTTTCCGTTCAACCGAATAATGTTCCTTCTACGGGTAAGGTCAGCCACGCTCGTGGTAATCCAATCCTCACGATTACCCTTGGTCGCCAAGACGCAGTATTAGATTTATCGTCTCTTCGATTGAGTGGAGATTTAAATGTGTGGCGTGATGCTGCTGGGACTCTTCACCCAACCGCAACTGCCGGACAATCTCCCGAGCTTCGTGGGTCTCATAAACTTGGTATTTATTCAGTAATAGATCAGCTAGTTTTTAGACACGCAGAAACTAAACAAGTTATAGAGCATATTAGACATTATGGACGTTTTATGAGTTCTTATATGCCGGTGATGGCGGGTATGCAAGATGTAGCGGGTCATTTAAGTGAAACTGCTTTAATCTACCCCAATTATCAGTCGTATCGTGATAGTGTAATCCGTAACACCCGAGCATCTCCTTTCTGTATTCCATTGCCTTCGGGTTTAACTCTTGGTGCTTCTCAACTCCCTCTATCAAAAGTTCCTCTAGAAATTGAGATCCATTTAGCACCGGATTCCCAAGTGTTTTATTCAAGTGATGCTACAACTGCTGGTATTGCTAATGCTTTCTATGAATTAAGTGGTCTAGAGGTTGCTTGTGAGGTTGAGTATGGTGTTCCAACTCCGGATAGTGGTGTTCTAGCATTCAATTCTATTACATCTTATTTCTCTACGCTTGAATCAACCAACTCTATTATCAACTTCAATCTTGGATTAAGCAAGGTATTAGCATCTTTCGTGAATTTCGTTCCGGCGAATTTCGTAAACAATTTAGCCCAAGATGGTTTCCTTACTTATATGCCTACTAAGGGTGATGGAGCAGTCGCCAATCTTGAAACTATTTCCTTCCTCCGTAATGGTGAGCGTTTCCCCTCCGCATTTGAAGTAAAGTCGGTTCGTAGTGCTTCTAATGAAACCACCGTCGTTGATCCCCAAGTTATTAAGACTTTCTTGTCATCTATTATTCCCGAGCATCAGCACACCCGCACAACAGTTTCACCTCTCAACTCCAACCGCTCTTTCACAAGCAACGAAAACGCAGCAACAAGCTATAGATACATTCCGGACACCGGTGCTGCTTATGGTGTTGGTGTTCTCTATGATATGCTTGATAGTGAAGGTGTTGATTTCTCTAACGCACAATTTTCTATTCAAATGACGAATGGTTTAGATGACGGCAATCCGGTTTCGGCATATCTATTTATTAAGTCCAAGGTTGTTGTTGCTTGGTCGGCAACCCAAGGAGTCCAAGTCGTAATGTAAGTATTGATTTATCAATTAACCCTTAGGGTAAGTAGATTAAAGTTTTTTCTATCTATTAAATTTTTAATAAATTTATTTTTTTTAATTTTTTATATTTATCATAATATAAAAATGAGCGATATGGATTCTAAACCCGATGTTTCAACTGACCGCATCCCCGATCTTATTAAAGTGGGAGCGATTCCCTCTTCTTACGGACAAATGCTCCACACCGATGTAATTGACCCAGTTACTTTCTCGCAGTCTCGTGTGCGATTCACTCTTCAGCGTGTTGCCGGTTTCCTTCATTCCAATTCCAAGGTTACTCTTGCTGTAACTCCTCTCACAACCACTACTGCTTTCTACCCCCTCAATATTGGTATTTCTAACCTTGTTAAGTCTGCTGCCCTCCGTATTGGTTCTCAAACAGTATGCGAGATTGATGACTACGACCAGTTCCACGCCTATCAGTCTATGTTTATCTCTAATGAAGACAATAAGGAGAGAGAGCAGTTCTTGTCGCAGAGGTGTATCTCCCACAAACCGGTTTATGATGACCGCACGGCAGACACCACCGATAAGCCACCGAATTCGGCAAAGAAGGTTGGTCTCGATGTTGGTAGAAATGCTACTGTTCCCGCTGCTGGTGGTGCTGGGACATTCCAGCTATTACCCTTTATGCTACATTCGGGAGCATCCGCACAGACGATTTCCGACGCCCCCGTGTATTCGGTTTACCTCAGCGATTTGTTTCCCTTCCTAAAATATAATCAGTTACCACTCCAATTAATAGATCAAGAAGTCCATATTGATATTGAATTCCAACCAACTACATCGTCTCTCTCTGCTGCTGGTCTCTCTCGTCGTATGTGTATAGCAGCTAGTGATGCTGCCTCCAATCAAGTTGAATACCAAATTAATCAAGATGAAGTAAAACTTATTTATGATTCTATTACATTTGATGGTGATATTATGGAGAAGTATAAGCAGCAGAATCAGTCTCTAACTTTCCAGTATGTTGATTACCGACTTGCGAAGAGGACTGGAGACCAAGCAGCATTCGCCAACCTTAACTTTCAGTTGGGTGGTAATGGTCGTCTTGTTTCTAAGGTTCTTATGGGTCTTCAGCGTAATGAAAACTTCACACCGGTTTCTCTTCTTAATGGTGTTGGTGCGAAGGATGTTCTTCCGGCTGAATCACTTTCTATCAATCTATTATACAACGACCTTTATGAATTTAATGTTGATCGTAGCAATGCTGCTTTACTTTTCCACACTACCCAACACGCTGAGGGTAAAGTGCCTATGGTTACACGAGACGAATATCAAACAAGTGGAGTTTCAGCCATTACTACTGAAACTATGGAGGGACACGCACAGAATAGTGGGGCAGCTGGTCTCGGTGGTCTATTCCGTTGGACGGCAATTAAACCGAATAAGGGACAGCGTGTCAATAACAAGGGTATGGACTTAACTTACAAGGCAAGTGGATTACCCGCTGACACTTATACTCTCCGTGTTTACCTTGAGATGCTTAAGGTTGCGAAGATTGAAGGAGGTCAATTTTCGTGTTATTTCGCTTAAATTATTTTCTAAATTAAGATATAAATGTGGTGGATAAAAGTTGTTGAATATTTTTCTTGTGATAAATACAAGAAGTTGTATGAGGAGGAGAGGCAAAAGTATCAAGATTTAAAAAAGTGGAGTGAGAGTCTAGTGATTAAATTAAATCCGGATTTTTTAAAAGAGATTGAAGTAATCAATCTTCAATCAAAATAATCTAATTTTTTCTCGTTTTTTAATTAAAAAAATAATCTATTTTTATAGTATAAATATGAAAATAGATTCAAGTAATCCAAGTGAAGATATTCAAAAAGCAAGACCTAACATCAAGGCAAACACAGTAAAACAATATGAAGTTAATCTTAAGAAGTTACAAAAGATATATGATACGGATGGGTATGATTTTTTATCGAAACCGGATGATGTAATGGATAAGATTAAGGATCTTCATTATCTAAGTCAACGTAACATATTAAATGCGATTGTTGTTCTTTTAATGGCTCTCAATCACGATGAGAAGTATGATAAATTATTAACTACTTATGGTGAATTAAGGGATGAATTAAATGATAAGTATAGCGAGGAGCAAAAGAGTGGAGTCATAAGTGATAAGCAATCTAAGAATTTCACAACCACGGAGGAGATATTCAAGATGATTAATGATATGAATGAAGATTTAAAACCAATCATTAAGAAATCCAAAGACCAATTAACTAAAAAAGAAATGCAATTATTACAAGCATACACATTATTTAATATTTATTCTCGTATGCCGATGCGTAATGATGTTGCTGGTATGACCGCAATTAATCAAGCAGCATACAAGAAGTTAAGTGAAGATGAAAAGAAAGAAAACAATTATTTAGTTGTACCATCCAAGGGACAAATTTATTTCGTATTAAATCAATACAAAACAAGCAAGAAGTATAAAGAGTTAGATTTACCAATTGAAGACGCAAATTTAAGAAAGATATTAAGATATTATCTTAAGATGAATGGTATGGGCGTTTTATTTAAGACTTCAACGGGTAAACCTCTTACCCGCACGGAGTTAAGTAAGGTATTACTTAAGTATTCTAAGAAGTATATGGATAAGTCAATTAGCACGACCCTTTTAAGAAAAATTTATTTGTCAAGTAAATATGGTAATATGAAAGAAGAGTTGGAGAAGGATAATAAGGTGATGGGTCATAGTAAGGCGGTTGCCTTGGATACGTATGTTAAGAAGGCTCAAGATTAATTACTTTTTTAAAAAACTTTTAATTTTACTAACTAGTTCTTTTTTACTTACATTTTCATTTAGAAGAATTCTAGTCGGCACCCCACCAATTTTCCTTGGATAATCATAAAAGGATTTTATATGAAAAGGTAATTTATCGAATTCTTCTTCATTTATTTTTTTTTTAAGATTAAAGAAATCTCCCCCACTAACTACATCTCCTAAAAAACTTCTTATCCCACCAATCGTTTGTAATCTCTTTCTAAATCTAGAATCTAATCCCAAACTATCAATAAGTTTTTTCAATTCATCAGCGGACAATTTACTTGCTCCAAAAGATTTTTCGCTGAGGGGTTCTTCTTTCTTTGGTTCTTCTTTCTT